GCAGCAAACTTTGCAATGAGCAAAGTTTCATTTAAAATTGGTGACAAATGAGCATTGTATCAGAAGTAATTAGAGAAATTATTGCGGAAGCAAATGTTGTTCGAATGGGTCGTAAAAAACTCGTTAAGGCTCGCGTTCGTGGTGGTAAAGTTCAAAGGCGTAAAGTTGTTTCAGGTGTAAAAGGTTACACAATTCGTGGTGGTAAATTAACAAGAATGACAGCCTCTGAACGTTTGCGTCGCCGTATTGCGCAGCGTAAAGGTAAAGTTAAGCGAAGAGCTAAATTAGCAAGATCATTAATTAAAAGAAAACGATCATTGCGTCGTAGACAATCACTAGGAATCTAAAATGAAATTGATTACAGAGACAATCGAATCAGTAAAGTTAATCACCGAAGAAAAGAACGGTGTTAAAACACTTTACATTTCAGGTCCATTTCTTGTTGCAGAAACTAAGAATCGCAACGGTCGTATGTACAAGACTGACACTCTTGCAAAAGAAGTCAATCGTTACAACGAAGAGTATGTAACTAAGAATCGCGCATTCGGCGAATTGGGTCATCCAGATTCACCATCAATCAATCTAGACCGAGTATCACACTTAATCACTTCTTTAAAGCAAGAAGGTAATCAGTGGATCGGTAAGGCAAAAATTCTTGAAACACCAATGGGTAAGATCGCCAAGTCCCTTATGGAAGGCGGTGCAACTCTTGGTGTATCATCACGTGGCATGGGTTCACTTAAAGAAGTGAACGGTGTTAATGTGGTACAAGACGATTATTATCTAGCCACAGCGGCAGATATCGTGGCGGATCCGTCCGCACCAGGTGCTTTCGTTCAAGGTATTATGGAAAATAAAGAGTGGGTGTGGGATAACGGTAAGGTCAAAGAAATTGACGTTAACGCATATTATGAACAAATTAAGAACGCAAAGCAAAAGCAAATTGACGAAATCTCATTGAAGATCTTTGAGAATTTTGTGTCAAAACTTTAAATTTTATAAATAATATTACTTCTTTAGGAGTTTAACTAAAATGTCAAAAACATTATCAGAATCTGCTGCTGAAATTCTAAGAGCATCAATGAATGCAGGCAAGGAACCAATGCAAACACTTGCTACCCAAATGGATGATCTAGGCGGCACAACAAACGAAAAGCCAGAAGGCGATGAAGTTGGCAAAAAGGCTGCAGCTGCCACAAAGGAAGCGCCAAAGCCTGGTCAAGTATCAGCCGAAGGCGACAAGAAAATGAATTCAGTCAAGTCTTCAGGTCTTGCAACACCAGTAGTTGGTAACATGGATCCAAGTTTGGGTGAAGAAACAGAAGAAACAGAGGAAGAAGAAACTATTCTCGAAGACTCTGAAGAAGAAGAGACTCTCCTTCCAGAAGCCAAGTCTGAAGATGATGAAGACGAGGAAGAAGAAGAAGAGGAAGAAGACGAAGAAGAAATGAAGATGAAGATGAAGAAAGAGATGGTTGAAAAGTATCGCGGCTCAATGAGAGAAGATGTCGATGCTCTATTCAACGGTGAGTCTCTATCTGAAGACTTCCGCGTCAAAGCAACAACAATTTTTGAAGCAGCTGTACAATCACGAGTTGAGTCAATTGTTGAAGATGTTCTTTCAGAGAATGACGCAGTGCTCATCGAAGCCATCGAAGAAATCAAGAACGAAATGTCTGCACAGGTTGATGAGTATCTCAGCTATGCAGTCGAAGAGTGGGTTAATGAAAATCAAGTTGCAATTGAAACAGGTCTCCGCGCAGAACTTGTCGAAGACTTTATCAATGGCTTGAAGAATCTATTTACAGAACACTACATCGAAATTCCAGAAGAGAAGGTCGATGTTGCTGAAGAACTTGCAATGACAGTTGCACAACTAGAAGAAGCAATGACTGCAGCTGCTGCAGAAAAGGCTGACCTTGTTGAAAAACTTAATGTTGCAAATAAAAACGAAGCAATTCGCAAGATTTGTGAAGGTCTAACCGAAGTACAAGTCGGCAAAATGAAATCGCTCGCAGAGGGCATGGAGTTCACCACAGAGGGTGATTTTAATAATAAGCTCGCAGTAATTCGCGAGAACTACTTCCCATCAAAGAAAATGACAAGTGAGGTAAAGGTCCTTCAAGAAACAGCTGTTGAAGAACCAGAAGTAGTTGAAGCATCTGGTATGATGAAACATTATGTAAATGCAATCACAAAAACGGCTCCAAAAGCCTAATTTAAACTAAAAACTCAGGAGAGTTATAACATGTATCTTAACGAAACATATGCAAAAAAGTGGGCTCCAGTCCTTGATCACTCAGAACTCCCAAAGATCACAGATCCTTACAAGCGTGCAGTTACTGCACTTGTTCTAGAGAACCAAGAACGCGCCCTAATGGAAGAATCACGTTCCATGCAAAACCTATGGGAAGCAGGCACTGTCTCTGGCGGCGGTCTACCAAACAATATGGACGGTCCATCAGGACTTTCATCTGGCACAGGCGGTATCAAGGGTTTCGATCCAATCCTAATCGGTTTGGTTCGTCGTGCTCTTCCAAACCTAATGGCTTATGACATCTGCGGCGTTCAGCCAATGACTGGTCCAACAGGTTTGATCTTCGCAATGCGTTCAACCTTCGCATCTGCAACAGCACGTGCTGGTGAAGCATTGTTCAATGAAGCAAATACTGGTCACTCAGGTAATGCTGCTTCTGGAACACAGTCAACATTGTCAGTGAATCCAGGTAATGCAAACTCATCAATCTTCGGTCTAGATAACACTGGTCCAGGATTCTCAACAACCTTCGGCGAATCTGCAAACCTAGCACAAATGGGCTTCCAAATCGATCGCGTTGCTGTTACAGCAAATACACGCGGTTTGCAAGCATCTTACACGCTAGAACTTGCACAAGACCTCAAGGCAATCCACGGTCTCGACGCAGAAACAGAATTGACAAATATCTTGTCAACTGAAATTCTTGCTGAAATCAACCGCGAAGTTGTTCGTACTGTTTATGCAACTGCGAATGCAGGTATCACAAACAGTGCAACGGGTAATGTCTTCAACCTCTCATCTGCATCTGACACAAGCGGTCGCTGGCAGGTTGAGAAGTACAAGTCACTCTTGTTCGCAATCGAAAGAGCAGCAAATAAGATTGCTAAAGACACTCGTCGTGGCAAGGGCAACATGCTTATCCTTTCAACCGATGTTGCATCAGCTCTCGCAATGACAGGTCTTCTTGACTATAATTCAGCACTAGCTGGTCAAACAAACCTAACTGTTGACGATACAGGCAATACCTTCGCAGGTACCCTATTCGGACGCATCAAGGTATATGTTGATCCATATTCTGTTGCTGGTACAGACTATTGTGTAGTAGGATATAAGGGCACCAACGCTTATGACGCTGGTCTCTTCTACTGCCCATATGTTCCTCTACAGATGGTTCGTGCAGTTGACCCACAAACCTACCAGCCAAAGATTGGCTTCAAGACTCGTTATGGTCTCGTTGCAAATCCTTTCGCAACTGGCGCTGGTACTGGTGCTCTAGCACATGACACAAACGTTTACTATCGTAAGTTTGTTGTTCTAAACATCAACCAATAATTGATGTGCTAGAAAAAGTTTTGCCGAAAGGCAATACGATTAAGGGAGGCTTGAAAAAGCCTCCCTTTTTTTTCAACTAAATATTATAAATGTTTCTGTTTCAGGATTAAACTAAATGTCAGCATTGACTCGAACACCAACAAATACAGATCTACTTCAAAGTACAAAATTTAGAGTAACCTTTGATCGCCTACCAGGTGCAACTTACTATTGTCAAGCAGCAAATGTGCCAGGAGTTTCATTGACTGAAATTCCGAGAGTGACACCATTTATCGATCTATATGTTCCTGGTGAGAAGATGATCTATGATACATTTAATATCACTTTTCTAGTTGACGAAGATATGCGCAACTGGACAGAAATTCATGACTGGATTCGAGCCATGACATTTCCTACAGACTTTAAAGAATATCTGGGGTTAGAACGACAAGCAAAAACTCCATTTATTCGAAATAGAGAAAAAGCAAAACCACAATATTCAAGTTCTATACTCACACTCTTTACAAACAAAAATAATGCGAATTTTCGTGTTAAGTTTGTTGATATGTTTCCAACTTCAGTTGGAACAATATTGTTTAATGCGCAAGATACTGCAGAAAATATTGCAATTGCCGATGCAACTTTTAGATTCTCTTATTATGAATACGAAAGACTGAGATAGTCTTTATATAACTATTGGTGCGTCGTTCAAACCAGACATAGTCATTATATAACTTTTGGTTTATCAAGTCAACTATTGGTGAAGTTGCTTTTATTATTTGTTTATAGTATACTAAACACTCATATATCTTTGCATTTATATTATGGAAACACCACCTCTCGAAGAAGTCATGCGTCAATGGGAAAAAGATTCCGATGTTGATGCCACAGAACCTGGAAAGGAAATTCTCCGCATTCCTTTGTTACACAACAAATACAACAAATATTTGTCGCTGCATAATCTTGCTGGAAAAAGAGCAGGACTAGAGTATGACAAAATCAAGAAACTTAAATGGATGTATTACAACGGCAAGTTAGATCAAGATGAACTTGACAAACTTGGATGGGAACCATTTCGTTTCACTCTTAAATCTGATATACAAGTATATCTTGATGGTGATGATGATCTTGTTAAACTCAAACGCAAGAAAGCATATCATGAAGAAGCAGCCAAGTTTTGTGAGTATGTAATGAAGGAATTAAACAATCGCACTTGGCAATTGAAAGAGTACATGGGTTGGGAGAAGTTTATCCAAGGTGCTCGATGATAGAACATGTCGTTGTTGAAAAAGTAAATAACATCTATGTCCAAGTGACTGCTGAACCTGCCATTTTGCAAGAGATGTCAGAATTTTTTACTTTTTCAACTCCAGGCTATCAATTTTCACCTGCGTTTAAAAATAAATACTGGGATGGAAAGATTCGACTTTTGAATCTAAACACAAGACAAATCTATCTTGGTTTAGTTCCGTATATCAAAAAGTTTTGCAAGGACAGCAACTACACCTGCGAGTATATCGATGAAGAAAAGGATGTTTACCCTATTGACACGAAAAATTTGGCAAGTGCTTTATCACTTCCAATGGAGCCGAGAGATTATCAGTTGCTCGCTTCTAGCGTCGGACTTACGAAGCGGCGAACTGTACTCATTTCACCCACGGCATCGGGGAAATCGTTAATCATCTATATGATGATTCGCCACCTGTTGAATACAGGTAAGAAGCGCGGATTACTCATTGTTCCTACGATTAACCTCGTCACTCAGATGCATAGTGACTTTCAGAATTACTCATCTGTCAATGGATGGGATGTTGAGAAATACTGCCAAAAAATATTCGGCGGCGAAAGTAAGATTCCCGACAGTGATTTGATTATCTCTACATGGCAGTCAATCTATGATATGCCGAAGAAATACTTTGCGCAGTTTGATTTTATCATCGGTGACGAAGCGCATACCTTTAAAGCCAAATCTCTTACATCTATCATGACCAAGTTAATTAACTGTGATGTGCGTATTGGCACAACAGGTACACTTGATGACAGTAAAGTAAACAAGTTAGTCCTTGAAGGATTGTTTGGTCCGACATTTAAAGTTATTTCTACCAAAGAACTTATTGAACGCAAACAATTAGCCAATTTCAGTATCAAGTGTATTGTATTGAAGTATCCTGAGATTGTATGCAAGACTGTTAAGGGATTTACTTATCAAGATGAAATGGCTTTCCTAGTACAACACGAAGGTCGTAATAGATTTATCACTGATCTTGCTTTAAATCTAAAAGGCAATAGTCTTGTTTTATTTACTTATGTTGAGAAACATGGTAAAATACTATACGACTGGATAACTGAAAAAGCAAATGGAAGAAAAGTATTCTTTATTCATGGTGGGGTTGAAGCAGAAGATCGCGAAGCAGTAAGACATATTACTGAACAAGAAAACGATGCGATCATTGTAGCAAGTTACGGAACATTTTCGACTGGTGTAAATATCCGCAACCTACATAATATTATATTCTCCTCACCAACAAAGAGTAAGATTAGAGCATTGCAGTCTATCGGACGAGTGCTGCGTTTGGGTGAAAACAAAGATGCTGCTACACTGTACGATATCGCTGACGATCTTCGTTATGGTCCTTATACAAACTTCACATTGAAGCATTATGAGGAACGAGTGAAGATCTATAGTGAAGAAAAATTTCCTTTCGTAACTAACAATGTAAGGATATCCTAATGGCAACATCTAAAGAATTAAAATTTGTTCGTTTGAGATCTATTCCTGATGATATTGTCGGATATGTCTCATACAGAGACGATCTAATTATTATAGAAACACCACTTAGAGTTGATATAGAAACTGATTTTCGAGAACACAGACAGATGTTATCGATGAATGAATATCTACCACAATCAATTATTGATATTCAAGAAGTAGAGTTTTTTGTTGAAGATATTTTGTTGATTGCATCTGTAAAACCAGATTTTGCTGAACACTATGAGTTTGTTGCAGATTTCTTTTATACCAAGAAACATAAGATAAAGACACCACATACAACCAAGAAAAAATCAAAATCAAAAAAGGTTGAAGACCCTTCTTCAGAAAACGAAAGAAATGTCATTTCTATTCTAGATGCATTAGCAAGTAAAAAAGATAAACCAGTACACTAATTATGGCAAAAAATCATTATATCAATAACAAAGACTTCCTCAAGGAAATGACGAAGTATCGCACATCAATTCGTAAGGCGAAGAGGGCAGGTTTACCAAAGCCACAAATCCCAAGATATGTCGCTGAATGCTTTATGAAGATTGCTGAGAATCTTTCGCACAAGCCAAACTTCTTGTCGTATACTTTTAGAGACGAAATGGTCGCTGACGCAATTGAGAATTGTGTGATGTATGTTGACAATTTTGATCCAGCAAAATCGAGTAATCCTTTTGCTTACTTCACTCAAATAACTTACTATGCATTCTTGCGTCGAATTCAAAAAGAGAAGAAACAACTATATGTCAAATACAAATCAACTGAGACTGCTGGAATACTCGACGAGTATGAACTCAATGAGACTGAGGATGGAACTTTCCGTCAATTCGAACTGTATGAAAACATTTCCGAATTCATACAAAATTACGAAAACGCTAGAAAAGAAAAGAAAGCCAAGAAAGCCGCAGGAATAGAAAAGTTTGTTGATGAGGATGTAGTTAAGTGAGTAAGATAGCAATACTTGGGGATACTCATTTTGGGATGAGAGGCGATAGCATTGCCTTTCA